GATACCTTCATAAATATAAGAGAATTCCAGGTAACCGGCTCCGTCATTTAACTTATCAGTCCAGGTTATCTTACTGCACATACCGGTTATATCATAAATATATCCGCCGGTTTCTACCATTAACTCCAAATATGCCACCTCCTATGCCGGAATCGTAAATACCTGCCCTGGATATATAAGGCTCGGATTCTTTATCTTTGCAGAATTTGCCTGGTAAATTTTTGTATATTGGCTCCCATTCCCGTAATAAGTTTTTGCAATTCCCCAAAGCGTGTCACCTTTTACCACCGTATGCGTTTTATTTGCAGATACTGCCGGATTTTTCCCGGTTTCCTTATTCGCATTCACAGTTCCCACTGATACGTATCTGATTGCAGGTGCTTTATATTCCACCAGCTTCAGGGAAATATATTTATCTCCTTCTTCTCCTGCTTTTTCGGTATATGTAATCTGATTCAGCAGTACCGTCTTATTGATATCATTACCAATGCCATTTACTGCAATAAACCGAAGTATTGACCGATTCACCTGCCATTCCTGCAGAATAGCTTCCCAGGTATCCGCGTCCTGAAAACCTTTATTTGTATAGATTCTCTCCGTACAGGGGAATTCTGCTTCAAAGGATATTTCATCCAGTTCTTTCCCGCCGGATAAAACAATCTGATTCCCGTCAAGCATACGGTATTTTTCTATTGAGATGCCGCTCGTTCTGGTAATTTCTTCCGGATTTACCGGCAGGTGGTATACCTTCCCGTCCTTTTCAAAATAAACTGCATAATCCATTACCATTCCCCCTCTGCACTGACAGCAATTTCTTCCGCCAAAGTTTCTTCCACAACCCCAAGCAATTGATATGCATCCACTTCTTTTGTAATGGGTCCGGAGAATTCTACCCTGATATTTGGCGCAAGGGTATTGTTTGCTATCTTGGCTATGTAATCCCGTTCAGCCAGATCACGCAGATATTGAATGTCTTCATCTGCCATATTGACCGTAACTGCACCGCCAGCTCCTGTACCCTCCACGGCAGCGGGATTACTGCTGCTTCCTATGTCATCCAGATATCTATCCGGTACTAAGTCGTCAAAATAACTATCAAATCCGGAGCCATCCAGAGTCAGACCATCCATGCCGCCAATACCGGTAAACATTTCCTCAATAGCTGCTCCCTTACCATATCCGAACTTATATGCAGCATCTTTATCAATCATATCAAAATAATAATCTGTGGCATCTAATTTTTTTACGACTTCAATCTGATCATCTTCAATAAAATCTGCTATCATTGTAGAGATTGCATTACAAGCATTTCCTATTCCTTCTGCCAGATTGGTACCAAATACATTATCAATCAAATTTGCCGCTGACAGTACCAAATCCGTAATACGTTCAAATAATCCTGCAAAAAGAGTTGCTATAGCAATGACCGGCGGCTTGAAAACACGTGTTAAGAAATTGGCAAAATCAGCCATTTTATTATATACATCAATTCCACAACCAATAATAAAGTTTACAACACTTAATATTATATTGGTCATAAAGGCTACTCCACTTGCAATTGTACCTCCAATCATTCCGGTTGTACTTGCACATATACCGGCCGCCTCTTTTAGACTGTTTATAAATGAGTACACTTTGGAAGCCAATAGCACAATCAAACCAACCACCAGAGCGATTATCCGTATTATCGGAGATGTTCCAAGCACCAAATCCACGATTTTTTGTGTTACAGCCACCGCCAGTTGTGCAGTCTTCACGATCCACAAAGCCATTGCAAAAGTTAGCAGCGCCGCTGCCGCTCCCAGAACAATAGGTCCAACTGAACTCCAGTTATCCGTGAAAAAACTTGCCGCTCTTCCCACTTTATCAACAATAGTGGCAAGCACAAGAACAATAAAATTAATAGCAACACCAATTCCAAACATTATGCTTTCAATCTGCGGCATATATTGTGCAATCTTACTGTATAGGACCATAATACTGGAAGTTATTCTTGCACCAAGCTCTTCACGCATATCAGCAAATAAACTGTTTACTCTTGAGATTTTATTTTCAGGTAAATCCGCCATGGTTACTGCCAGTCCGACCCACGACTGGTTTACAACTTCATCCAATACCAAAGCCTTTTCAATATCTGAACCGGCTTTCAATATCTCTTTTTGAGATTCTGATATGTCAAAATTGCTTACCATCGCTCCATTCACATCTCCATTTAACATATTTCCCATTTGTTCAGCATACATAGCCATTTCCTGACTATCAATTTTACCGCCTCCAGACATTCCCGCAGCATAATTTGTCAATGTGTCCATCAGATGTACTATCGCGTCAGAGTCTGAAATATAGGAAGCCAGCACAGATGCTCCAGAAAGCATGACTTCATCACTATATACTGTTTTTATTTGTATTTCTGCAGCTTTAGCCTTCAAGCTTTCAAATGCAGCTTCCGTCGCACCTATCTTCTTTAACGCAAATCGCAGTTGCAAATCCACATTCTTACTAAAATTTGACATATCAAAGGATTCAGACACAAAATCAAACATACCCCTTAAATCTATTACCTTTTTCATGGAATCCAATAACTTATCGACTTCATTTTCTACACCACTCGACTGTATACCCAAATCATCTATTTTACCAGTAAGGTTCTCTATTGTTGCTGCTGCTTTATCACTTTGTATTGCTATTTTACCAAGTGAATAATCCAAATCATTGGTTAATCCGATTGCACGCGTTACAGACCTGATTGCTTTATTTGTTCCAACTACCAGCTTTTCCATTTGAGAGCTGAAACCACTCACATTTAACATTTCATTGAATGCAGGCATTTCATCACCTCCCTTTCGATTTTATTTTTGCTGCTTCTTTCCTTTTTTCTTCACTCCGTACTATTATACTGCCATAGATAAATGCTTTCTCTTTCAGCGGCATCTGTTCCAGTACGGAGGGAAGAAGATGGAGTTTATGCAGGGCATAATGTGCCAGTACAAACTCGCTGTCACCCTGCTTTATTCGTTTTTTACTTCTTCAATGTCCTCATTAATATCATCCTCCAGCCCGGAAAGGCGCTGAACTTCCTGGGAAAGTCTTCCATATTCGCCCACATAGAGCATCTTGCAAAGAAGGTTCTGCGGGCCGATTACGCCATATCCCTTTTGCAGTTCAGCATTATTCAAATCAGGAAATGCAATGCCTGCTATGGCGAGATCCAGCGTATAACCCACACGGTCAAATTCCTGTTCGCCTCTTTTATTTCTCTTGGTATGTTTCTTAATGATGGCCTTATTCTCTTCCTGGGTTACAGGACGGATCTTCCAGGGAACCGGCTTCCCATTCTCCATGAATCTTTCAGATATTACCACTTCCTTTTCCCCTACTTCCACGGGATTTAAAAATGCACTTAAACTACTGATATTGCTCATACTGTATCCTCACTTTTCTTCCTAATTATTACAATCATCCCGCCTACTCCCGTAAGCGGAATCATTGTAAATATTCAATTGGTCCCCTTATCTTAAATTTTCCGGAAGCACATAGCTTTCCAGATCATCAATATCGTCAAAGGTAAAATCCACATCTGTAGTACTTAAATCCTCACTGCTGTCATCCAGTGTTGCCACCGGTACCTTGGCCAGGATTACATTTCTCATTACCACTGTTCTCCTGCCAATCGTAGAGGATTCATCCTCATTGGTGGTCTGGATGGAAATCTGAGGTGTTTTTCCAGTCTTGATATATCCCTGGTAAACAGCAAGTGCCGCAGGACTGACATTGTAAATCGTCATGCTGCCTTTCCCTTCCGCACCGGCAACCTTATGCTGTTTCATCCGCTGGCCTAAAAGCTTTTTGGCCAGTACTGTAAATTCAATACTGCTTTCAATTTTGGAAAGTTCAAAGAAATAGCGGTTCTGCCCATCCATTGTTATATAGGCGCTTCCTTCATTTCCGGTTACCAGATCTGCAATTTTTGTATGATTTGCCATGACGTCTCCTCCTTATGATAAATTCACCGTAATGTATATTTTTTCAATACTGTCAACAGGCTGTACTGCTACGGTTACCAGTACCGCATCCGAATCCTTCCCGGCTTCCACGATTACATCAGCTGCATCGTAATTCTGTATTGCGCCCATACCCTGCAGCGTAGAAAAGTAATCCAGCAGAGAACCCTTTAAAAGTGCCCGTCCATCGTCATTGTTGCTGATTTTTCCAATATAGCTGCTTTCATAAATACTGGTGATATCGTTTGCAATACTGTCCGTTGTGCGGATTACGCGGTTCTTTCTGAAAAAGCTTCCTTTTTCAGAAGTGAAGGTGGTCAGTGAGTTGATATCATATACCACTGTCACATTCTGTGCCTGATCCGCTTTAAAAATGAACTGACCTG